CCGGAAAAAGTAATACCAGAGGCGCTGATATTTAACTGAGAAGTTCCCGCATTAAAAGTAAAACTAGATCGACTGGTTTCTGTCGTATTAAAATTAAAACCAGATGATAGGGTTATAGTTCCTGAGCTAAATTTAACATCTTTTGTTGTGTTAGCGGGGGTTGAGCTTAGCGTTAATTCTCCAGCAGTCAGATTATAAGAAGAAAGATCGAGACTTCCTTCACGTATGATAAATTGACCTGTGCCACTGTTCAGCGCACTCCCCAACGCCCACTCACACCCCACTCCATTAACTGTCAAAAGTGAAGCCAACGTCACACCATTAGTCGTCAACGTCAACCCCGACGTAGACCCAGACAACGTAATAGCACCTGTGTACGTCCTCGTCAGCCCTGTCGCAGGCAGCGTCACGTTGCCGTGAATACCAACAATAGCTGTGCTGCCTGCCAGCGTCAAGTTGCCCACCAACGGCCCTGCAATGGTGAGAGCTTTGCAACGAATGCCGCCAGTGACAGCATTCACCGTGGCTGTGTAGGCTGTGGCGTTGGACAGGCTGTCGAAGACAACATCATCATGGCTTCTCGGCACAGACGCGCCTGAGCCTCCGCCAGACCCTGTAGACCAACGAGCGGTGTCGCTCCAGTTGCCTGTGCCACCCACCCAGTAGCGCGTGCTGTCGGCAGGCTTGGCGGTCAGATAGACCGGAGCAACCGCAGCGGTTGCCGTGCTGTTGGCACCGGCGTAGAACTCACCAGGGCTTGTGGCTGCGAAGCCAATGCTGCCCATGGCAAGGTAGTCAATGCTGTCTGTGCAAGCTCCAGCGAGGATGTGGCTGGTGCCTGTGCCTGTGAGCGTGACGACGTTGCCTACTGTGCCCGTCACCGTCCACTTGCCAAAGGTCTGCGTTGTGGTGCCAAGGGCAATGGTGTGGGCTACGGTTTTGGTGCTGGCGAGTTCGGTGAATTGGTTGTTTCCACTGATGGTGAGCGTGGATATGCCGGTGGCGCCGCCGATGGTGAGTTTGTTGTAGGAGAGGCCGCCACCGTTAAACCCGCGAGTAGTTGCGCTTGTGTCTGACAAGAGAATGTTAGCTGTGCCTTTGTAGAAATTTAAGTTTGTAATTGAAGCTGAGTCCCATACTGTTCCTGTTCCAGATAGAGTCCATGTACCAGAACCCATTTTCAAAGTTCTAACATTACTGTTGTTGCTTCCAAAATTCCCTGCCGTAACGTTATACGACACCGCATCAAACGTGCCGCCGGTCAGTGTCAGGGTACGTGTTGAACCGAGCGTCAAGGCATCAGCAAGCTGGACAACACCAGTAACGGAATCTATCGTGACAGGACAACCAAAAGTAATGCCGTTGCTGGTGATGGTCTGCGTTCCGCGTTTGGCGAACGTGATCGTGCCTGTCGTACTAGATGACGTCACACCCGTGCCAAACTTCCAATCGCCATAAACAAACGGAGTGTTAGTGCTGGTGGTGAGCGTCATCGCACTAGTTCGCAACGACGCATCAAACGTGCCGATGTTCCATGCGGCATTGATGGTGATGGTGCCTGTGACGCTGCCAGCAGCTTCATCAAACACCGCCGTGTCCTGAGCCAGCGGGAAGTTGTTGATGTCAGGACTGCCGCCAGAGGAAGGTGCCCAAGCCGTTGCAGACCAGTTCTGAGCGCCAGCAAGGTTCCAATAGACGGTCTTCGCCGCAGGGAAGGTGATGCCGCTGTTGCCGCCACAGTCGCCTGCACGGGTCGGAGCAGAGCCTGCTGCGGTGCCGGTGATGGTGATGTCGCGGAAGTCGCAGTCTGTGGCCGACAGCGTGCCTACGGTGAGGGTGCGGGTGGTGCCGAGGGTGTTAGAGCGGACGAAGATGCGGCGGACGGCTGTGGCACCGGCGACGGTGAGGGTGCCGGTTATGGTTTGGTTTGCAGGAATAACAAACACCATCAATCCCACAGAAGAGGGGGCTGTTACAGTTAAATTATTAAATGTGTTTTGATCTGCAATTGTAATGGTGGAAGCAGAAGTCCTAGTAAACGAAACATTATAAAAAGAAACGCTTCCAAAGTTTGTAGTTCCACTAGCATCACTTAAATTTATCTGAGACGTTCCTGCGTTAAATGTAAGGTTTGTGCTTGTCCCAAAACCGATTACATTACTTGCAGCACTCAACGTCACCGTACTCGACCCCAGCGTTATCGCCCTGACGTTACTGTTGCTGGACGACAGAGAGTTTGCGGTGACGTTGTAGTTCTTGGTGTCGAAGGTGCCGTTGAGGACAGTGAGGGGGTTAGAGCCGATGTTCAGTGCGTCGGCAAGTTCGACGGATCCTCCATAGGTGTTTATTTCAATTCCATTCAATGATCCAAAAGACTTACCTGCACTAGTAATAACTTGCGTATTTCTTCCACCAAACGTTAGACCAACACCGCCAGCGATAGTTGTCCCAGATCCGTTTGTCCAGTTTCCATAGCAGATAGTACCACTTGCCAACGATATGGTCATGGAATTTGTCCGAGTGGACATATCGATGCCAGCCATGTGGTTTTGCATAACAGAATCAACCGTCACCGTAGCCGACGTATTCAGCCCCGTGTTCTCAATGACAGCCGTATCCTGCGCCAACGGGAAGTTGTCTGTGCTGACACCAGCACCAGAGCTTGCAGCCCAAGCGTTGGCAGACCAGTTGCCACCAGCAGCCAAGTTCCAATACACCGTCTTGGGCGTGCTGAAGGTGATACCTCTGCAGCCTCTCAAGTCGCCAACACGAGTGCCGCTGATGGGCGCGGCTGTGCCGATGACGTAGATGTCTCGGAAGTCTGCGTCGGTCAGGCTTGGTGTGGCGTTGATGGTGAGGGTTTGGGCGATGCCGTAGGTGACGCCTCTGAACCACACTCTGCGGTTGCCTGCGGTGCCGCTGGTGGAGAGGGTGCCGTTGATGGTTTGGCGGGAGTCGAAGGTGACTTGACGGACGCCTGCGGAAGATGGTGCGGTGATTGTTAGGTTGTTGAAGGTGTTGGGGCCTGCTATTGTTAACAGATTAGAGGTGGCCGCTGTTGCAGATACATTATAAAAAGTAAAACCTGCCGCAGCACCTAAAGTAATATTCGTAGCACTATGAGTTAATTGAATAGTAGATGTTCCTGCGTTAAAAGTAAGATTGGTAGATACGGTGAATACAAGAGGATTATTACCACTCAAGGATACAGTACTACTACCTAAATTAATGGTTCTTGCAACAGAAGTTGACGAGTTAATGTCAAATGCCGAAAGATTGTAATTGGCTGTATCAAATATGCCTTGAGTTATTGTAAAATTTCCCACGGCTGAGATTGTTAACGCATCACCTAGTGTTACTGTGCCTCCCGGAGCATTAATACCAAGCGTTTGAATAGTTTTTCCGGCAGTTGTCAAAGTTCCCGTGCCAGTTATTATTAGCGACCCGGTATATGTAAACGTCATCCCTGCCGCAAGTACTAGACCGCCTGCTAAAGTAATAGGAGAACTGCCCGCCAACGTCCCCGTAAACCCAGTGCAGTTGATGGACTTGGCACCAGTGTTGCCGGTAGAGATGGTGCAGGTACCGGTGGACAGGTTGTCAAAGAACACATCATCAGCGCTGGTAGGAACGCTTGCCCCACCACCGCCGCCAGACGTAGTTGACCACTTGGTTCCGGCAGTGCCGTCCCAGTTTGCTGTACCGCCGACCCAGTACCTGTCAGCCATCTCTTACGCCTTCACGTAGCGAACACCGTCAATCTCAATGTACTCAGGCTCAGCCTCAACAGGCGGCGCTGTCACCACGGCAATCCAGTTGTCTCGGCGCCGCTCCTTCATCGCCTCAATCTCAGCCTCTGTGAAGCCGTGATCATCAGGCAGATGAAGTGCATCAGCGAACTTGCCGTGGGGGGTGTCGAATTGGAAGTCGATCTTCATGGTCATGCCTCTGTGGTCACCGCCACCACGTCCCAGCGCGAAGACGACGAGTTGTAGATCGCGCCCACGTAGGTGACCTTGTTGGCGGTTGTTGTGGTTGGAAGGGTCACGCCGACGGCTAGGAAGCCGTTGGAAACGCCGGTCGTCCAAGTCAGCGCTCGAGGTGTGCCATCGTCCTTGAACCGGAAGATGATGCGCTGGCCGTCAGTAGGCGTTCCGGCGTCGGCGTTGATCGTCAACGCGCCCGCCTGGGCCGTCGCGGCGTACTGGTCGAAGTTGTCGCTGTTCCAAGCCAGCGGAGACGAGATGCTGGCCGTCGAACTCACCCGGGCCGTGATCCGCTTGTTGGTGAGCGTCTGCGTCTCTGCCAGCGTGACGACCGTACCGCTGTTGGCAGGCAGCGTGAACGTCGTGCCGTCAGTGCCCGAGAACGTCAGCGAGTTGTTGGCCGTGAGCGTCTTGCCGTCGGCGATCGTCAGCGTCGCGCTGCTTGCCGGCGCTGTGATCGCCACCTTGTTGATGCTGGTGGCCGTCGCAACGCCCAAGCTCGGCGTGGTGAAGGACGGCGATGTCGCCAGAGCCACCACCGTACCGGTGCCTGTAACGCTGTAGGACGTCCCCCAGGCGCTTCCCGTCGAGTTGGGAATACCAGCACCAGGGTAGGTCATCGGCGATGCGTTGGAGACGGTTATAGACCCCGCGCCGTTGGTGATGGTGATGCCGGTTCCCTGCGTCAGCGTGGTCTTGCTCAGCGTGCCGCCGGTGCTATTGCCGATCAGGAGCTCGCCGTCAGCGTAGGTAGTCTGGCCGGTCCCGCCGTTGGCCACAGAAAGCGTTCCAGTGACCCCAGTAGACAGCGGCAACCCTGTAACGTTTGTCAGCGTACCGCTAGAAGGCGTACCAAGTGCTCCGCCGTTGACCACAAAGGCACCGGCAGTCCCCGTATTCACCGCCAAGGCCGTAGCAACGCCCGTTCCCAGACCCGACACACCGGTTGAGACTGGCAGACCAGTAACATTGGTCAGGGTGCCGGAAGACGGCGCGCCCAAGGCACCACCATTGACGACGAAAGCGCCAGCAGATCCCGTATTGACCGCCAAGGCTGTTGCGACGCCTGTGCCCAGGCCAGACACACCCGTGCTGATCGGAAGGCCTGTAGCGTTCGTCAACGTGCCGCTGGAGGGCGTCCCAAGTGCTCCGCCGTTGACGACGAAAGCACCGGCGGAGCCCGTATTGACTCCGAGCGCGGTGATCACACCGACGCCGGTGGTGATGGTCGATGGAGCCACGCCGGCGCCACCACCAATGACCAGCGAATTGGCGGCCAGAGCCGCGGAACTTGCTAGGGCGCCCGTCGCTGAGTAGTACAACACCCCGCCGGACGTTCCAGAGGTCAGGCCAGTACCGCCGTTGGCGACAGCAACAGTTCCAGTCAGGCTGATGTCGGGAGTGGAACCCCCGCTCGAAGCCAGAGGCGCAGACGCGGTGACAGAAGTGACGCCGCCGGCGGCCGCTGCCGCCCACTTCACGCCCGATGCCGCTGCGCTGTCAGCAACGAGGTAATGGCCGTTGGTTCCAACCGGCAGACGCACGTTGTCCGTGCCGTCGTAGACGATGATGTCGCCCTTGCTAGTCGACGGAGCAAGAGCATCAAAAGCGCTCGTCTTGGCCGACTGACCGGTTCCTCCGTTCGCAATCGGAAGCGTGCCTGTGACTTGAGAGGCCAAGTCCACTCCAGTGAGCGAACCGCCGAGCGTCAGGTTGCCAGAAGACGTCACCGTGCCGGTCAGGGTGATGCCGTTGACGCTTCCAGTGCCCGACACGGACGTCACGGTGCCGACGGACGTGGCGGCAATCGTGATGCTGCCGCCGCCATTGGTGATGGAAATGCCAGACCCGGCAGTCAGCGTCGACTTGACCAGCGTATTGCCGGCAGTGCTGCCGATGAGTAGCTCACCATCGTCAAAGGTGGCTTGACCCGTTCCACCATGGTCGACGGCCAACACGCCGCCCAGCACTATGTTCCCGGTGGTCGCCGAAGCAGGAGTAAGCCCAGTGGGTCCGCCGCTGAAAGAACTGACGGTCGCGCTGACCGCTGAGAACTGAACCCAAGATCCGCCGGCGTACCCTTCAAACGCGCCCAGATCGGTGTTGTAGCGCACGTAGCCGTTCGTGTTGGGATTGCGCTCAGCAGTCGTCCCGGTAGGCAGCTTCATGCCACCAGTACCCGGGATGATCGGGTTGTCCGCCAGCCCCACCGTCGGGTTGGCCAAGGCGCCCGTCCCGTTGGTCACGTCGATCTCGCTGGCCGTGCCCAACAGCACCCGCGGGTTCAGATTTGAACCGTCCGACGACACCAACCCGGGCCCAGACAGGTTTGCCAGATCGGCCGCCAGCCCGGTCAGGGCGAACGTCGGATTGCCCGCCACCCCATTGCCGTTGGTGATGCTCAGCCCCAGGCCAGAGGCCGTCAGCGTCCGCGCCACGACGGTCACGCTGCCCGTCTTCGCCACGATGCCCGTCAAGGCCGTTTCCAGGCTCCCAGAGGCGCCGTTGAGGCTCAGGGCAAGGGTGGATAGGGCTCCGCTGTCCGCAAGCCCCAGGCCAGCTCCCGCGGTCAGCCGGCGGCTGTTGGGAAGCGTTGGCTCTTGATTCAGCGTCAGGAACGTCTGGAACTGCGACGGCGAGGCAGCAAGAGCCGCCGTCGTGGTCTGCCTTGTTTGACCATCCTGCACGATCGGCACCGCTTCAGTGCCCACAATCGGGCCAGCGGCCGGTAGCTGAGTGATGGTTACGTTAGGCATTTAACCCTCTGGTTGAACGTCAATGCCGTCCAAGTTCCCGTTCTGAGACGGCGCCTGCGTCCCCTGCTGCGTGGAAATGACGGCGCCCCCATACGGGCCGGTGATCAGGGAATTGTCCTTGACAGCGACGCTGACGTCCGGCCGCGGGAAACGGATGGTGATCTTCTCGGTCTTGCGGGCAGGCAGACGGTACGGGTCCTTGTCGTCAGCGCAGCCCTGCCCACACACCTGCAGCCCAGGGAAGTTGGCGTCGGGGCGCAAGTCAACGTGCGGGCGCTTCATCTTGCAGCGGTCACACACCGCAATCGCAAGATCCGCCAGCCCTCTGGTGTCGAGGAATAGCGGCATGACTTACCTCGTGTAAACGCCGATGTTGGGCGCGAAGTAGATGGGCGACTTGTCGCGCTCCTCCTGCTCCGCAAGCATGAGGTACTTCTCTGCCTGCCCCTCTAGGTACTGGATGCGGTCCATCGGAATGCCAGGCAGTTCCATGGCCATCTGATGGGCAAGCATGTTCTGCACCGCCAGATACCACCGCTGCGGGATCTCCAGCTCTCCGGATAGCTGCCCGACGTCCATGATCTGGCGCGAGTACCACACCGTCATCTGGACAAACGGGTCAGATGGCACCGGCCATAGATACAGTTCCGCCTGCGGAATCGTGCGGTTCAGCCAGAACTGAAACGGCTGGTTGGCCGTGAAGTTCTTGTTGGGCAGGTTCGTGTAGTCGTCGCGGTTCAGCCGCGCCATCGGGATCTCGGTGGAGTTGTTCCCAAGGTAGAACTCCCTCAGCGAGAGCGTTGAGCCATTTCTGGCCCTGATGCGGTAGTACTGAACGTCTTGACCAGGATCGATGTCGTACCAGATCCATTGGCCATCGACCCACGCCGTAACGCCAGGGTCGTACAGCGTGCTCCACGAGATGTTGTCCGCAGAGTACTCAAACACGCAGTCGATGTCGCCGGTCACGCCCGGCATGATGCCGATCGATCCGATGTACACCGAGTTGTTCGTACCGTAGTTGACGGCGATGTTGCCGTTTGCACTCACCTGCGTACAGACGGTGTCGATGTTGTTGTCAAAAGCGTTGGCGACCACACCGCCGGCACTGGACGAATATCCGCCGGTGCTGTTGGGCGTCGGCCGGTTCATGCGCCGATACAACGCCTGTAGTACGTCATTGCCCCCGACCGGCAAGTCATAGATGTACTGGTTGGCATTCAGCCCGTACACCTTCTTGCTGATGGCCCAGTACTGGATCCCGATGTTGATCAGGTTCGACAGCAGGTAGAACAACACCGTGCGCGACGCCTGCACCTGCTCCGAGGTCAACTCCTCGGCCAGCTTGCCGCAGCGACGAGCGCCGTGATCGATCAGCTTCTGGACCGATACAAGAGTCGTGCCAACAGTGCCTGAGTACGCCATCACCACCCCGGACAGTTCCAGCGCTTCATAGACGCACGAGACCGGCTTCCAGGCTCGCTCTTGCGGGCCACCGGGCCCATGCGGGCGCAGAATGAATCACGCCGCGGCCCACCCTGGGGTTGCGGCGCCTTGAGGTTTGACCCGGTCTCGCGGTTGTACTTCTCCCGGCCCTTCGCGGTCAGCCCAGCACCGCGATCAGCCGGCAGCTTCTCCCCACGACCGATGGCGAGGCTGACGTTCTTCGCCATGGCTCACCAGCACGATCCGCCGCCGCGCATCTTCGCCTCGGGCAGCTTCTTGTATGAGCGGCCCTTGACGTTGCCCGAGGTGAACTCAGCCGCCACCGAAGGCTTGATCCCGACCTTCTTCGCGAACTTCGGGTTTTTCTCGGCCGCCTTCATCAGACGGAACTGCGACTTCGACTTGGCTGGCATGTCACGGCCCGTTCTTGATGAGGATGATGTTGAAGAAGGCGCTCACCGCGTTGTTGTTGGCAGCGCCGACCGCCGTCGCGCCGATGCAGTTCTTCTCGGGAATGGCCAGTGGAGGCCCGAAGTCGTACTGCACCGACCCGTTGTTGATCGCGACCACCGCGCTCACGCGCAAGATGCCATCCGGCCCATGCTGCTTCAGGAAGCCCGTCACCGAGGTCGATCCAGACGCCTGACCAGCCGTGAAGATGCCCTCGGTCATGTAGCCGGTGTAGCCGGCAGGCACGCAGTAGTGCGCCGTGGTGCGCTGGTTGTAGCCGGTCGCGATTTCGTCGTACAGCACCGCCGGCACCCCGGCAGTCACCACGCCCGTGCCGGCGTTGATGTTGCCAGCGTTGGACCCGCCGCTGCCGACCGTCACCACGTAGAACTCGTTGACGTACAGGTACTCTTTGACCGTGTTCACGGCCGTCTGCCCGTCCAGCGTCACCGTCTCCGAGACGATGTTGTAGCTGCCGTTCACCCCGGCAATGAACACCGTCCGAGCGCCCGTGCCCGCTGCTGCGTCGTTGGCACTGGTGGAACTGATCTTCAGCACCGACGCCACAGTCGGGTGAGGAACGGTGCCGCCATCCGGCCACACCGATTCTTCCGAGGTGTCGACATCGGGGTTGTAGCCGAACACTCGGACCACCGAATGCCCTTGAATCTGGCCACGGGCCACCTGGAGCTCAAAGGGCTCGTAGGCGCCCTGGCGCGTGATGCTCGAAAACGTCGTGGTCATGTCAGACCCTCATAGGACAGCAGGGGCCGAAGCCCCCGCTGGTTCAGCACACCGAACCGCCCTTCTTGCGCTCCACGGTGACGGACTTCTCCGTCTTCGTGACCGCGCCCGGGGAAGGCTTGCGGTTGAACAGGCCTCGCACCGCCCTCGGGATTGCCGAGAAGATGCTTCCCTCGCCCTTGGCCCGATCAGCCTCGGACGCCTTGTAGGCCCGCTCGTTCTCCGCCTGCTGCAGCACCGACTTCGCTTCCATGGGGATGTTCATCCCCTTGATCTCGTCGTAGGCGTCGACCTTGCCACCTTCCTTGTAGGTGCCGGCCAGCCGGTTGATGCTCACCGGCTTCGGAGGGGCCTTGCGGCCCTGGGGCATCGCCACGGGGGCACCGGAGTCAACACAACCCCCCGTGGCGTAGGCTTTTTTTGCGGCACCACCTTTCATGTAGCCACCGCCGTTGGCCTTCGCCACACCGCCCGTTGCGTAGCCGCCGCCGTTGCCCAGCTTGACGTCGCCCGTCTTGGCCGGGGAATGGTCGGGATGCGCCGTGGCGACCTTGGTGGTCACCTTGCCGCCTTCCTTGTACCCGCCCTGGGCATTGGCCACCCCGCCCGTCTTCAGGCCCTTGTGGGCCTTGCTGGCGGGCTTGGAGGCGTGCTCCGCAAGGGTGTCGCCACCCTCCTTCATCATGCGCCCCGCACGCCCCACCGGGCCGGCAGGGGCTGCGGCAGACATGGCCTGCATCGCCCGGCGGCGAGCCGCCAGGGACGGTTTGGCAGGCGCCATGGCGGGCATGGAGCCGCCACGGGCCGGCATGCCGGGACGCATCGGGGCGCGGCCGCCCATCTGCATCTTGACCTCACCGCCCTTCTTGAGCTTGAGCTCGACGGACGGCTCCGTCGTCTCCATCTTCACCATCGGCTTGAACTGGCCCATCACCGCTCCTTCGCCACGAAGATGTAGTCGACCGTCATGGTCTTGGCCGCTGCCTCGCCGTTCTGCACGGCAAACGAAACCGTCAGGTCTTCGTCATCCGGCAGGTTGGTCACGGCCACAGCCCCACCCACGACGCCGTTGACGGCGTACTGCACCTGCGACACGCCGTCGTAGTAGAACGCCAGCGTGATGAAGGTGTCGTTTGCCATCGTGCCCACAGTGGCCGTCGACGCGGTGTTGTTCTTCTCCACGCGCAGGGTGACCGAGGTCGACCCATCCGCCTTGATGAAGAACACACCGTCCGTGACGTCCAACGGACTGGTGTCGGTGATCTGCAGGCCGATCGTCAGGTCCGATTGCGTGGCGTCGCTGACCTTCAGCCGGGCCTCGTACCACAGCTTCTTGCCGGCAGCGAAGCGGAAGCTCTCGCCGACCTTCTGCAGGGCAACGAGGTCGTCGTCGGCCGCAGAGTTGGTCAGCAGCAGCAGGCCGCCGTCGCCGTCGGTCAGCGCCTGGGTGGCGCCGGCTTGGGTCTCGGTCACCGTCCAGTTGGCCGCGGTGTAGTAGTCGAAGTCCTCCCAGTAGGTGTGGAACTTCGTCGGCGCCAGTTGGCCCAGCGCGGCGAAGATCGTGTCTTCGCCGACGTTGGTGACGCCATTCGGGAATCGAGTGGTACTCGACATCTCGCTCTCTCCTTGTCAGAGAGGGGGGCCGAAGCCCCCCGGATGGTCGTCAGACGCCCGGCGTACCGTACATCGCACGCGGGTCAGTGAAGCCGACATCGTAGCGCTCGGTGGCCTTGTAGCGCATCGAGTCTGTCTCGAAGTCGCCTTCCATGGTCTTCTCCAGCTTGCGGCGCATCAGGAGCTTCATGCCCTCTGGTGCATCGGTCTGGACCCACCATGCGGTCGCCGAGGTCAGACGCGACAGAACCGCCGCGCCCTCGTCCAGCAGACCGATCGACTTGATCGGGTTGATGTCGTTGTTGGCGTTGCCCGCACGCAGGACGCTCTTCAGCAGAACCTCGGCTTGGAAGACGTTGCCCGGGGCCACCACCAGTTGGCGAGGCACCAGACGGATCTTCTTGCCGTTGTTGTCCACCGCCTGACGGATCTGGATCAGCATCTGCTCCAGCGACGTCTGCGAGAGGTTCGCAGCAGTCGTCAGCAGGTTGCTGAACGTCCCGTTGACGATGGGGTGGGCGTTGCTGTTGAGTTGCACGCCGTCGCCGCCCGGGTAGGACGAGTTGAAGGCGCGGTTCAGCACGTTGGCCGACAGCGTCTCCTTCGTCTCAATGAGCGACTGGGCGAGGTGCCGAGCGTACACCTGACCGATGCGGATGTGGTCACCGTCCTCAACGAGCACCTTGGTCAGCGCGAAGGCCAGACCGTACACGTTGTAGACGTAGCGCTTCAGGAACAGCACGCCACCCTGCTGGTACGACACGGGAGTGCCGTCCGGCAGTTGCGGCGCCGCGCCGAAGCCGTACAGGACCGGCTCTTCGTGGTAGTTGCGGGGGATGCCCTGCGACTCCCGGAAGACCCGCGACCACTCGTCGGTGCGCTGGTCGTAGACGCCGTCGAAGCATTCGTTCAGGATCGGTTCGACGATCGAACGAAAGTCGGTACTTCTCATCGGAGCTGCCATGGTTCAGCCCTCCTTCTCAGATGGCCGTGCCGGCAGCACCAGCGAACTGGTACTCGGCAATGGTGGCACGAACGATGACGAACGAGTCGCCCCAGGCGTTGTCAGGGTACGGCGCGATGTCGATGATCCGCATCTGCGCCGTGCCCGAGCCGGCAACGCTGTTGGACAGCGTAGCCTGCGACAGGCCGGTCGTCGTCGAACCCGCGGTCGTGTTGCTGAGGTCCGCCTCGCCGCCGATGACGCTCTGCGCCACGGTGCCGTCGGTCTGGATCTCGTACACGATGTTGGGGTCGCTGTAGAAGTAGGCGACCACCGAACCGACGAGGAACGACTCGTTCGCAGGCCAGTAGTTGGACACCCTACGGCGGCCGGTGGAGTCCGTCCACTCGACGCCTGCGAAGGCGCCCAGGAACGCATCACCGGCTCCGGCGACGACGATGAAGCCACCCGTGTCCATCTTGACCGGCTGGCCCTTCAGGATGGTGGTGGCATAGCCAGCCGAGACGTTGCCGCTCGTGCTGACTGCTTCGATGCCGTTCGCAAGCGCCTGAGCGCGATCCAGACCGGAGGGGTGGAACGCGGGACGCAGGCCGAACGGAGCACTCGTGGTAGGCATGAGTTTCTCCTTGGTCTCACCCGATGAAGACCGGGGTCTTGACGTTTCGATCCATTTCGCCGAAGCCTTCGCCCTCGACCTGACCGAGGCTCTTGCCCCGGCTGTCACGCGCACCCTGCAGGTTCTCCACTTGGACGCGGATCTTGTCCGCCTCTTCCATGGGCTTCTCATGGTGCATGTGCAACATGACGTCCTGGTAGATCTCCATCGGGATCTTGTACAGGCGCATCTCGTTGCACGCGATGAAACCGACGTCTTCGCCAGCCTTGACTTTCCAGTTCTCGAAGCCGGGCAACTCATCCGCTCGCACGGGAACGTAGCCCAACCGGATCCGCTTGTCGATGCTGTCGTAGGCGTTGGTTGTCGATAGCCAGCAAAGGTGCCACCCCGGGATTTCCGGGACCTTCGGCAGCGCTGATTGCGTCCACTCATCGCTCCACATCCTGCGATGTTCCTGCGTTGAGTGGAACTGTTCCTCCGGGCCGCGCCGTATTGCGTCCTCGCTTGCGCGAGTTTCGCGTCCGCCTGCGGACAGAGATTTCTTGAGACGACCGTCCATTTCAGTTGCTCCTGCTGCGTGCTTCTTGCGCGTAACGCTTGATCATCCGGGCCCGGGATTGCGGGTCATCCCACATCCCGGCGTCTTTCATCGCCCTCACCTGTTCAGGCGAGAGAACGAAAGTCTGGCGGCTGGAACCGCCCCCGACCTCGCGTCCCGATCCCGTCACCACACTGCGGGGCCTACTCCTTCGTGAATGGTCGTCGACCGAGTCAGTATAGCGATGCGGCAGACGCTTTTGCAGTCGCCTGTCCAGTTCGTCCCAGTATTCCGAAGAACCCGGATCCCAGCCCTCTTGGGCGAGTTTCCCGTCGATCACCTTGGCGATCGCGGTGTCCTCGTCGTTGGCGGCCGGGTCATACCAGTCGTTGCGGTTCATCCAGTCATTGGCCAGCCGCGTGACCTTGGGATTTGCCGCGCCCTGCTGCTGCTGAGTGGCCTGGGCCGCCCGCTGCTTCAGGCCGTTCATCGCCTCAATCTTGCGACGGGTTTCGTACCACGCCTCTTGGGCGTCGGTGAACGCCTTGCCGTCGCCGGCCGCCGTGGCCTCCTGCATCTTCTGCGTGTAGTAGCGGAAGCGCAGCGTCTCGTCCTCAATCGCCTTGTCCAGCCGGGCAAGGTCCGAGGAGTGCGTCTTGCGCTCCACCACCGACAGGCGCTCCATGAGTTCTTGGTTCTGGCGCTGCAGCATCTGCAGGCGCTGATCCTTCTCCTCGTTGGTGCGCCGAACCAAGTCCTTCTTGGCTCGGCGGCGGGCCCTACGGGCCTCTCGAACGGCGTCGGAGTCCCCTGGCCTGTCCTCGTCGGTTCCGTCGTCGCCTGGGCCGCTCTGAGCGCCTTCCTGAGGGTCCGGCGGAAGCTCGCTTTCTGGTAGCTCAACCACCACGGAGCCGTCTTGCTCCTCGGTGACGCTGATCTGCTCGTCTTTGGTGTCGGTGCTCATCAGAGGAACGCCTTCATGTCAAGTGGGTTGCCGGTGACCTTGGCGATCACCTCGTGGTCGTTCAGGATCATGAACAGGGCGGGGTCTTCGAGGTCATCCTCGCCCGGCACCCTCACCTCCCAGCGGTCACCGCCCCACTTCGGCACGCGGATGTAGTCGCCGGCTTCGCACCAGCTTCCCTCCGGCCAAGGCTCCATCGTGTCGCGCTTGCGGAACGCCAGCGGCCCGATCTCAACGACCTTGGCCACCATGTTCTGCCACTTCTCGGTCTCCTTGGTCTCTGCGACCAAGATGATCCCCGACCTCGTCGCCTTCTTCTTGGCCCGCCGCAATTGCACCAAGATGCGGCCACCAAGGGGTTTCGCGCCAGGGTCCACGCTCGGGAATGCCCAAGCCATTTCGGCGCTGTCAAGCGCCATACCCGTCTCGCTCATCGTCGTCTTCCATCAGTTTGTTCAGAATCGCCAAGGCTTCTCCAAGCCCGGCGTACTGTCCGATCATGCGCTGATACGTCTCCCAGTTCGCTGCATTTCCCACAGCGAGGGACGCGGCTATTTCAGCCTGCCTAGACGAAATCTCGCCGATCAGGTCTCCAAGGGTCTTCACTTCTTCTTCGCTTGCGCCAGACCTCCTTGTGCCGGCTTGCCATTGCCGGTGTCACCCTTGCCCTGCATCGACTGGCCGTCGAGCTTCGCCCCCGCAGCGATCCGCTTGTGTTGCGGCACGAGGACGCTCTGCTGTTCCTTGTCACTGGTAGCCACTGGACACTCCTTCCTTGGTGAAGTCCATGACGGTCTTGTCCCGGTCCAAAGTCAACCGGGCCGCATCCCGCGTCAGGCGGGCCGTCTCGATGCGCTCCTTCGTCTGCTGGTCACCCTCAGCGATGGCCAGCTTCAACTGCAACTCCTCGATGGCGAGGTCCTTCTCGTCCACCTGCTTCTGCATCGCCAACTGCAGCTTGGCCTGATTGTCGGCGGCTTTCAGTTGCATCTCAGCCTGATCCCGCGCCTGCCGGCGCTGCGTCTCGGCCATGCTGGTCTGCAGCAGCACCTGACCATCCGGGGTCATCTCGGGCTTCGGCTTGAACTGCTCCAGCGTCTGGACCATCTTCTGGATCGCCGGCAGGACGTTGGCCAGGGTCTCGCCGGCATCCAGCGAAACGTGCCCGGCCGCCACGCCGAAGAGCTTGTCGATCTCGCTCGGGTCGACCGCCTCGGCGTAGTCGTCCGCCTTGCGCCCCAGCGAGCGCGTGACGTAGCCGTTCATGCGCTGCAAGTACCACAGGGCAAAGTGCTGCTTCAGGTGCTCCATCGCCTTCGGCAGGAAGTGCGGGGCCACCATCGGGTTGCCCCCGAACACCGGGTCGGCGGCGTACTTCAAGTGCGTCACGATGTGCGA